TCACTCGTGGTGAGCTTGTGCTTTTCCTCGCCGCCCGTAGCCCCGGCAGTGAAGGTAGTCCCCGTCGCCGCTTTGCCCTGTGCCACAAGAACACGGCCCGCATCCATGGCCACCCAAGTGCCGCCGAACAAGGTAGCGGGGGAAGTGCTGACGGTGGATTCATAGATTGAGCCCACCGGGTGAGCGTCCAATTTTGCTTGGGCGTACACCTTTGACAGATCAGGCGTGGAGAGCTTGATGGTCCTTGACTTGGCATCTGCAGAGAGTGCAATAAGCCCCTCCGCCGTGATGGTGAATGTGTCCTGGTGACCATTTGCCGTTACCGTCACATTCCCGATTTTAATAGCAGAGATGCAATTAGTATTCTTCGTAGCCCCTGTTTCGATTTCCTTCAGCTTCTGCTGAAGAGAGGGGGCCAGCTGCTGGGGGTACTCCTTGTAAGAAATGCTCTTTACCGTGGATCCGTCCGTTTTGGCCGTGCCCACGAAAAGCCTTACTTTATGCTGCCAGGCGGAGCCTGTCCACACGTACATCTTCGATTCGAGCGTAGAGAACCAGCACAGCCCGGCATCATTGGAGCCTGCAGACGGCGCACTGTCCTGCTCCACCGGCGCAATGGTAGTGGAACCATAGGTCAGTGCCCCTGCGTCAGAGCGTTCTACGTAGAGATAGCTGGTGTTATTAGCAGGGAGTGACCATGCGGAGAGCTTGTCCCGCACCACGCCGATATAATCAATATTGCCGTTTTCCCCGCAGCCGTCGGCAAAAGACATGATGACCGGATTGACGGAGCCGTTGATAATCACCGCAAGGCCGTCGGAGGAAAGGAAATTCCATGCTCCCGACAGCATGGCCGCCGACAGCACACGCTGGCGGCTTCCTCCCACCGCCCCGCTGGGCTGTGCATTCAGCGCCGACACCAGGGAGAGGATTTCCTTCCGGTTCTTCTCCACCGCAGAGCGGGTAGAATCCCCCTGGGGGGTTACGTTCAGAGGGTACGTTTCTGCGTAATTCATGAGTGTTAAACCTCCGAATAAGTGTAATCAAACTGCCGGATAGCCACGGAGCCCTTTGCAATGTAGATTTTAATCTGCAGCGACCGGTTCGGCCCGCCGCCAATCTTCAGCAGTTTAGTAAAAGATTGATTCGCCAGTGCCGTATTGGCATCATAAAGCGGCCCCGTGTCGTCATAGAGCCGCTTTTCCGAAACTTTGAACTGCAGAGCCTTGGCCTTCTTGTTGGAGATTTCCACTGTGCCGTAGCCTGCTATCTTGTTAGACGTGACGAATGTGTAATTCATCAGTAGGATAAAGAGCTTTTCTGCCAGCAGATTTCCCGACGTCACTGCCGTTTCTATCTGCTTCCCGTCATCCGTGTCGATAGCCTCGTCAAGGATTCCTATCTTGTTGCCGTAGGCAATGTATACGTCATGATCCAGATTCTCCACATCATGAAGAGCATGAGAAAGCGTGCGTGTGGTAAAGACGCCTCGGCCGTCCGCAAAGCGCGGCAGGTAGTGGTAAATGAAGATGTACTCCGATTTCTCACTCGGAAGAATCCACAGCTGCTTACGGGTAGGCACGTACCACATGGCCGCCGTCTTATCCGTAATGCGGATGAGCTGTGCGTTGATAGCGAGCCCCGTTTCCTCCGGCTGGATGTTGGCGTAGGTGTCCGTCGGAGCGAAAGACATAAGCCCTGCGTTTCCGATGTAGTAAGAATGGTCATTCAGCGAAACAGATGAGCCGGAGCAGTAAGCAGTTTCAGAAAGCGGATACACCGCCAGCGTACCGCTGTGCGGGTTGCCCACCACCTGGTAAGCTCTGCCGTATTCTTTGTAAACAATGATGGCCTTCGACAGGAAGGAAACGGAGATAATGCAGCCCTGGTCTTTGTAACCGACGTCAACGTACTGGGCTGATGCGCTGTTGTTGCTGTCATTCGTCCAGCTCGTGTAATCTCCGATGGCGCTCCAGTGAAGGCGATGGTCCGAAGTGGACGCTGTAATCACTGATCCGGAATTGGAGCTTACGAAATTGCAGGAATCCGGAGAGCCGGAAACAGTCGAAAGAGTATCGCCTGCCCCACTCACGGCCTGCAGCTTGCCGCCGGAAGCGACAAGGACGTCGCCGCCGAAAGTGCAGTACCTCGGCCTGTCTGTACCTGTCAGGGTCCCCAGTTCCGTGGCCGTCTTGTAGTCCTCGGTCTTGTACATCTTCCCATCAGATGTGAAATACCAGCATTTCCGATTCACGTCGTAGTAGATGGAGGTGATGTCTTTATCTGCAGTGTATAGGATGCGGATGCCCGGCACCGTCTGCAGGGCTCCGTCCGTGCCGGAGTATTCGCAGTTATGGGCCTGCACCAGCGCCCTGATGTCTACCGCCTCGGCCGGCTTGCTCCAGTCGATGCCCAGAGGGAATCCCTGCGTGCTGGCGGTCTGAAAAACCTGTGCCATGGCGCTCACCTTGCCCTTGCCGCCCTGATGGTTTCAGTCAGCTGCTGGATGAAAGCGTTATCCGCATTGGCGAAATCAATCATCAGGGATTTCTTCTTAACCAGGTAAGAAACAATCTGCACCAGGGCGAAAGTGTACATCTCGGAGAAAGGCACCGCATCGTCCATGCTTGCAATGTGCGGCTTCTTGATGGCATAGAACACATCGGGCACCGTCTTTTCATCGTACGTCTGGAATGTGCCGTTCTTCATGGTAATGGGATAGCCGGATGGCGGCATGAACTGGAGAAAATTGGTAGGGATAGCGTCATTGTTGGCCACGTCCCGGCATGCTGTCACCTCCGGATCATGCATGGGGGCCAGCAGCATGGAAAGCGTATCAATGGCGGTGTTGATGTAAGGGATGTAATCGGATTCATCATCAAGGATTTCGTTAGTATCAAGGTTGATGGTGGTAATCAGCTCGTTCACCGTCATAATTCCAGTACCCCCTTGCTATTACTACATTGGAACCTCCTTCAGAGCGGGCTTTTTCGGCTATCCAGTTCTCCCACTCCTGCATGAGGGCCGTCATGTCCAGGTTCAGAATCCTGGTGACCATGTAATGCACAAGCATAGTTTCCTCAAAGTTGTCATGGCCGCTCTCATCATCCAGATCCTTGTAAGAATCGTCGGTTGCCTCGTCCGGCATGTACTTGGTAATGAGATGGCAGAGGAGTTGGTTGCCTTCGTTGTAGTATTCCAGGAACTGGAAAGGCGTGTAGTTGACGTGGGAAGTGTCTCCCACCTGCATGTAAGCCCGATTGATTAGCTGCTTGATGGTCATGTTCCCGCCTCCTTTCGTTGCAAGTTGTTGCAAAATATTGCAAGTTTGATGCAAGTTCGTTTCAAACGAAAAGGGAGAGGCGAATCGCCACTCCCTGAACGTTGAAACCCTGTGAAATTAATGAAAGTCAGTCTGCAGCGCCGCCGGTCATTACCTGAATGACGCCATAGTCCTTGCCGTTGAAAACAACCTTTTCAATGCCGGCATTGAAGGAAATGCCGTTGCCTTCACGGTTGCCGTAGTCGTCCACCTGTTTGATGGCATCCGGTTCACGGGTGACCGCATAGCAGGCAGCCTGCTGGCCCAGCAGAAGGTTATGCACCACATTGGCCTTGGAGGCGCCGGTCTGGGTGGTGGATACTCTTTCGTATTCATAAAGAACCACGCCGTCGTATTCACCCAGCGCGCCGGTGAAAATCGGGTTGTTGGAACCGCGGATTCCTGCATGTTCCTGCGCTTCGAGCCATGCAGTATCAGACTTAAGGTCTCTGGCTGCGTACGGTCCGATGAGCATGATGTACTTATCCTGCCCGTCGATTTTAATCGGCTTCACCTTCGGAGCGTGCAGCATGGCCTTACGCTTGGCGGTGGAAATCATCGCACAGGTCAGCTTGTTGGACGCGGTGATGGAGGCTTCAGTGCCCATAACTTCTCCGGCAGTCGGGGAGGCGGTCAGCTTGGCGATGAGGGTATCATCTTTCCAGTCTGCCAGCCACTGCACCAGCGCAGACTTGATGAGCGGCAGGTTTTCATAGGGAGACTTATGGTCATCGCCTACATAACGAGCCACTGCGTTTCTCACCTGTTCGGTAGTTACGGAAAAATCGTACATGGTGAGGGTATCTTCATTATTCACCAGAGCGTTGTTGCCGGTCACGCCGTCGCCGGTGAGGTTCATGGCGATACCAAAGGTCACCTTGTCGCCCTTCGCACGCTTCAGGTCTTTATTGGTCTGAATCGGCTTGGAGCCGTCGGTGGAAGTGAACTTATCGAAATAGGAGGCCTTATTGCCTTCTCTCCATACTTTAGCCGCCCATACCTTCGGCACCAGGGCGGAAGGAATCTGGAATTCTTTAGCCATGATAGCTTTACATCCTTTCTTGTTTAACCACAGTATTCATCAATAGCACGCTGGATGTCCTTCGGCAGGTCCTTTTCCCTTCCTTCACGCACTGCCCGGAGAATGTCTTCATTAGACAGCTTGGGTTGCGCCGGATTGGCGCCGGTGAGGGCTGCTGCTTTTGGCAGTCCTGCCGCCTGGGTGAGGGGGTTGGAAACCTGCGGAGCGGGAGCCGGATTTGCTGGAGCCGGAGCGCCTGCAGCGGCGGGAACGCCCTGCATTGCCGCAATAATCTTGTCGCGGAAGGAAAGAAGCACCTTGAAATCCTTCTCCGTGCCCACGCCGTTATCTACACGGCTGTAAGCTTCGTCGATTTCCCGGGCTTCTCCCCGCTTCATGTCGTTCAACATCTCGTTGCCCTTCTGATAAATCGCCTGGATGTTCGGAAGGCTGGCGAAATTAGCCTGAACGAAATTCACGTTCTGCTGCCTGAGCTGCATGGCATGTTTAACCTGCTCTTCCTGCTCCCATGCAATGGCTCCCTGCTGGCGGACAAAATCCTCGTACTTGGCTGGCTCAGTAAACATGAGGTCCTCAATGTCTTTCTGCGAAAGATTCATGCGGCGGGCCGCTTCCTGCTTCGCATAAGCGAGAATCTCCTGTCGGGTCTTCGGAGGAACGGCCGGCGCCTGTGCCTGCGTCTGCGCCTGCCTCATCTGTGCGAGCTGAGACTTGAGCTGGTTCAGCTCGTCGCCCATCGCCTTGCGGCGGGCTCTTTCTTCAGCCAGCGCCTTGCCCAGGTCTCCGTGGCCTTCTCCGTCCTGAGGTTTATCGACGTTCTGGTCGTCGGACGGCGGGGCCGGTGGTTCTGCCTGCGGCTTCGGCTCATCGTCTGCAGTCGGTTCCGGGTTCTGCGGAGCGGCCTGCTGAGGTTCGGTCTTCGGTTCCCCTGCAGGGGCGTCCCCCTGCTTCGGTTCCTGGACAAATCCCTTGAGGTCGTCCTCGGTGAATCCGAAATCGGATGCATTAGTCATCTGCTGGTTGTCTTCGTCTTTGTCAAACATAAATGTCCTCCTATGCGGTTTAACGTCGTTCGCCGGACGCATAATGTAAGCGGTTTAGCGGCATCGCTTGGGCCGAAGATACGGGCGGCTGGTTTAACGTCATTAGCCAGGACGATGGCCCGTATCGTGTTTACTGATTCAATGGGATGTTAGGCGGCAGTCCGGCAGGCATTCCCTGCGGAGCCTGCGGTGCCGGCGTGGCAATGGCCGGGGCTGGCGTCTTTCCCTTTAGCGCCATTCTTTCTGCCATAATCTGCTGCGGCGAAATCGTCACGCCGATAGACTGCAGGGCCTGGGAAAGCGCTTCCGCCGGAAGCTGGTCCAGCGTACCGGAGACTTTGACGTCCGGAATCTTTGGCGCTTCGGCCTGCTGCTGCAGCCGCTTCTTGACTGCCTCTTTCTCCGGGAAGTCCATGAAGTCCAGGATAATGTCCATGGGGATATCCACACCGGCCTTCTTCGCTTCGAGCAGCTGATAAAGGTTGGCCTGCCGTGCGGTGGCGCTCGCCGTGCTGGTGGTAATAACAATGTCGAAGTCAAAGCAGGACAAGTCATAGAGCACCTTTGCTACCGGGTCTCCATTAGCATCCAGCAGCGGCTGTCCGGTCATTGGGTTGATCTGCGTCTGCACGGTCATTGCCTGGCCCATCCCTGGCTCAATTTGTACAAATTCACGCTTGCCGTCATCACCCAGGATACGCAGCGCCTTTTCGTGGTTGAAATACTGCGGGATAAGTCCTGGCTCTCCACGGTCTCCCCACAAGAGCTGCACGATCTGCAGCTCGGCATCTTTAGCATGGTCAAAGATTTCGGCCGTCTGCACAGTGGTGACCGTCTGCCTAAGGTCAATGGCCTTGCCACTCATCTGGCCCACAGAGCCAGAGAGGGATTCCGGCGTCACACCTGAGATGGAATAGAAATCAGCGCTTGACTGCTGTTCAAGCTCAATATTTCCGATATCCTGCGCCGCAGGGAGGCCGTCAGTGAACGTGAGACCAGGAGGCAGGAAGATATTGGCGCCCGGCGTGGTTGAGTGGTCCCTGATGTCACGCTTAACCTTGGCGTCTGCCTGCCCCTGCCAGTAGCGCACTCCAAGTGCCTGCTGGTCTACAATGTGCATCCTCTGGGAGCGGTTCTTGTTAAGTTCCCGCTGGGGGTCTTTCAGGTCTCTCACGACGCCCGCAGGTTCAAGGCCGTCATCTTTGTCGCTCTCCCATCCGGACTTGTAGCAGTACTGCGCAACAAGCGGAAATTTCCCGTGGCTGTAAGGGCTTTCGCCCTCTTCCAGAAGCACCTCTCCGCAGAACGTGGCATATCGGATGTGCTCATCCGGCACTGTCGTTGGCTGTCCACCGGCGGCCAGAAGAGCCTGGTACTCTGGAGACGATGGGTCAGAGATGATTTCAGCTCCGGCAGTGAACACCTTTTTAGTGCCGTACTTTCTGTACCAGTACTGCACAACGCGCAGCTTCTTAAGCTCGCTGGAGTACCAAAGCGGAGTGGTTTCAACGGTCTCAAGCTCTGTTTCGTCGTAGTCGTGGAACATTGTCCGGATTTCGTCTGCATGTTCCGGGTATACCAGGCACAGCTTGTCAGGGGATTCCCATGAGTAGCGCCCGCAGAAAGCGGCGTCAGACAGGTCGTCTTTAGTGCTTTCCGGGTCGATAAACACATCAAAGGGGCTTACGTTCTCAATCTTTATTTCCCCGTCCATTTTCTTGAAATTGAAGGCGTAGGAAAGCCAGTAGTAGCCCACGCCGCAGGTTATTGCATCCCTAAATGCGTGCTTCTTTGCTTTCTGGTAAGCCGCTTTATCGAAAACGTATTTAGTAATGCCTTTGGCTACCCGGCTCACCCGGTCGTCTTCTTCGGAGCGCGGGAGGAAGTCCGGTTCCGTTTCGTTCTGCGCAGCATAGCCGCACAGGAGATTAACGATGGGGCGGATGCGATTGAGCGTAATCGCCGGCCGTCTAGCCCGCTTCATGTTGTTTAAGTCGGCATCAGTCCACTGCTTACCAGCAACGAATTCGAAATCTTGCTTCGCATAATCACGCCAGGTCTCCGACAGCCGGAGGGCTTCTTTCACCCGCTCCTTCGCGGCGTCAAAATCAAAGCCGCCTTCCTGCTGTGTCGGCAGGTTCTTTTCTTCTTCCATTCCGTCCATTCTCTCACCTCATTCCACCATTTCAGAGCCATACATTAGGTTGTACATCTGCCGGAGCTGCCAGTCAGGCATCTGCTCGACAAACGCCCGGAGTTCCTGGTCTGTGTACTTTCCCGGGATAATCACACCTTTATTCACATGTTCGCCAACTTCGCCCTTCAGGACCCGGAAAGCGTAGTCCCGAAGGCCTTTGCGGCTCACAAACTTAATAGAAGATAAATCAGCAATTATACGCCCCATGCGGTGCCCTCCTCCCTGTCCGGTCTTACCGGCCTGTACTTATCGATCGTGCGTACTTCGCTTCTGTCCGGACTCATCGGCCTGGACATCAGGAAATAGCGCAAAGAATCGTATGCGTGGTCCTCCTCCTCCGTGTCCACGTCCTCCACCTTGTGCTTGTCGTAGGTAAGCGCCGGGAGGGTGCGGATAAGATGGCGGCAGGAAGAGAAGATTTTGAGCTTATGCTCTTTCAGCCGCATGTGCACCTGCATGAGGCCGGCCATCCGGTCATTATCTGCCGGCACCCAAGGCACGCCTTCGCCGGCGAAAATCTCGGCAATAGTCGGGCCGTCGTGTCCGGTGCGCTGCCAGATGGCAGGGTCCGCAATTCCGAAGGCCCCGGCAAGATGCTTGACCTTTCGGGCCACTTCCCTGGCAGTCTCCTGCGTGCCGGTGTTGACGGTGCCTGGCTTGCAGCCGTACCATTCGCCGATAACGTACACGACGCCATCATAATCTGTGGCGTACTCGTAGATGGCGTAGGGCTTAGTGTATCCCCAGTCCATAGAGCGATAGCGCGGCCAGTCGGCGGGGACCGGAAACGGCTGGATAACATGCTCATCATTTCGAAACTCTTCAAAGACCTGCCCCTCGAAGATATTCCAATCGCCGTCTCGATAAGCTTTTCTGAGCTTTTCCGGAAGCGTATCCAGCTGGGCCTTATAAGCTGCAGAAATGTGCGGGTTATCATCCACCGTAGCGGGGACGAAAGCCACCTGCGAAGCAAACGCCTGCATTTCCGGCGGCATGTTGCGGTCAATGAATAGGTTCTTCACCCACATGTGGCCTCTGCCGCCCGGGTTCGTGGCGGCAATAAACTTGGTATCATTGATTCCCACCCAGCGGAGGCGCATGCGGAGGAAATCAAAAACGCTCTGATCATTGAGTGTCAGCTCATCGATAGCAATAGCCGCAAACTCGGAGGAAAGGTATTTAGACGGTTTATCAAGATTCCTGAAGCAGATAACGCCGCCGCCCAGGCTGTCAGCCAGGATGAAGTCATGGTCTGTTTCCCGATACTTTCCAAGCCATTCCGGGAACTCCATGCGAATCTTTGAGAGCTGGCGGTCTTTAAGGGATGGATAGTCCTCACAAAATAGGCCCACCCGAATGCCCTTTATCCCCGTGTGCTTGTACCAGGTCAGCAGGAGATACACCAGTTCCCAGCGGAGGATGTACGATTTCCCGCCGCCTGCGGCCCCGCCGTAAAGAATATAGGTGTTTTCCTTAACGGTCTGCATAAAGCTCCTCTGCCGTGGCGTCGGCTTGATGATGTCATTGATGAGGTTAATCCTGCGCGTTGATATCATCATCCACCTCCAGGGTCACAGACAGGCCGCCGGAGACCTCCGTTTTGTCGACTGGCTTATATCCGGCTCTATCCATGATGTCTTTAGCCGCCGCCAGCCTGTCCCGGTCGTCCGCCTGCGGATTCGTAGCAATGCTGAGGATGGCGTCATAGGCTTTTACGGCACCGGCGGCCATTCTTGTGCGCAGGTTCCCATAAATGTCTGCTTTATATTCTTCCATAAGTTTTTTGACTTTATCATTTTTCATCAAGCGGCTGCCTTGCATGTAAGCGCTTCGCGGGCTGTACCCTGCATTGATAGCAGCCTGCGTCTGGTTACCGCCGCAATTAAAATATTCAATTACAAATTTCCGGTATCTGTCTTCGGCTGCCATGGCATTCACCGCCTTTCAGAAAAATCAAAAAATAAGCAATAGAAAACCACACGCCGATGAGCATGTGGTTTTTCTATTCCGTGCGAAATCTGAATCCCTGTTCCCTGATTTCCACACTAGCATTATAGCAGGTTCGGAAGTCCCATTTAGTCCTCACTTTGTTTTAGTGGGGATTTTTCTTCCTTCTTTTCCGGCGGCGGTGGCGTCAGAGCCTCCGCAATGCAGCGGATAGCCTTCTGGTGCCTGCGGAATCCCTCCGTGCGCTCGATGTGGTGGGCCTTGAAAATGGTCTTCCACGACATCCCGCGGAGGTAACGGTCAATCATAAGAGATTCCTGGTCCGGATTTTTAAGCACCCGAAGGAGACGGATTGCATCCTCTTTGTAGCACTCCAGCTCCCACAGCCGCATGGTGAGCTCCCGCACGCAGTCATTTTTTTCTGCATGGATCCGCATCACTACGTCCGCCAGGTCGGAGGACGTCCCGCCGGAAACGTGGGGCCTGCTGTAGTCTATGGCTTTCGCCGCCGCCAGGTCCTCCTCGATGTGGTCACGCTCGTAGACGATGGAGTTATATAGATTCTGGCAGCGGCGCACTTTGTCAAAAAACAGTTTGACCTCTTGTTCAGTCATCGGCTACCCTCTCTCTTTCGGCCTGGGAGCCATTTTAGCCGCCGGGACCATGGATCTAAAAACGCGCCCGGTGTAGACGTCTCTGATTGCCAGGTCATCAGCCAGCTCAAACCCGTTTCCGCGAAGGTAGAAGCGGACCGCCTTCAGACAGGCGAAGGCATCAGCCGCCTTCTGGGCCTCTTTCACCTTCCGGGCCTCCTTCCGGAAAATTCCCAAAACTTCCGAAAACGTGGGATCCGGATTATTCGTTACTCTGCCCTTCATGCCATGCTTTCCCATGTGTCCCTCCCTAAACCTTGTACTCATCCACCTGGACCATAAGGCCCGGGTTGACTCCGTAAACTTTGATAATGCCCATCTTCACCACTTGCCGATCATCGTCGTACGCCAGCCCGTTCAGGGCATCAAGCACTACCTTCAAAATGTTGTCGCCGTCCGGCTTGGTTGTCGGCACGATGAGCCCGGCAATAGCCTCCTTCTTTTTCCGCTTGCTCCATGACTTGGGGATGGAATACTGCGCCTGGATTTTCACGCAGGCGTAGCAGTCAGATGGGAGTTTCTGCCATTCGCCCTGGCATTCCCGGAAAGCGCTCCGGATTCTCTTTTCATAGTCAGCGGTGTTTTTCGGCGTGTAGGTAGTGTGAGATTTTCGCGAAAATCGGGGCCGTGCTTTCCCCTGCGGCTTTCCTTCAACGAAAAAGTACAACTACATACCCCCTCTCGTTCCGAAGCGTTTAAGGGCCCTTTTAAGCGATTTTTGATTATCTTCTCCCATTCGTTCATAACATGAGCGGGAATCATTGCACTTTCTGACAAGCTGCCCGAACTCATCCACCACCCAATGGCCTTCCCCCTTCCGGAGAGGGCGCCCGCAGTAAGCGCAATTCCCTTCCGGCGGCATGGCCATGCGTCCGTCATAGTAGGGCTTTGACGGTTTTGCCGTCACACGGGGCACCCGGATTTCCGTCGGCGGGCCTGCCTTGCCTCCGGGCTTCAGGTCCTTCGCGGAGAGCTCGTCCGGCTTTTCCGGAAGAGTTTCCGGCGGATGCAGCTCACGCATCAGTCCTTTTTCCCATTCTCCATTTTCACGGCTTCCATGCCTTCCGTTAAACCTTCTGTTTCCGTTTCTCCTGCCCATTTCTCTTCCCCCTTTCCGTCCAGTCTGCGGCGCAGCACAATGCATTCCCTGCGGAGATGCTCATTTTCTTTTCTGAGATCAGCGTTGCGCTTCTCCAGCATGGAATAATACTGTTCAAGCGATTCATCCGCCTCTTCTTTCAACTTTTCATACCCGTGCAGATCCGAAAATGTGGCGGCTATGAAGTATACGGTAATAATTCCGGTGATTACAAGCGCCAATTCTTCAAACGACATTCCAATCACCTCCGTGATGTCAAAACGATGCAGAAAATAGAAACAATAACGACAATAAGCAGGCCCACTATATCTATTTGCATTTAAGTTCCCCCCACTTTTCTTTCATTTCCTGCTCCGTATGGAGCATCTCACAGGGAAAGAAATCGTATTCAACTGCCCAGCCCACCTGCCGGCGGACCGTGGCGGCCCTCGGGTAGATGGTATCAATCGTGTACTCAAGAGCGTCCTTGGGCGTCATGTCCGCTCCTCTTCCGTAGCGTAAAACATAAACCTTCATGCCCTTTTCTTTCTTGAGGGCCTTCCACTCGTCTCTTGTCATGTCGTCCTCCTGCTAAAACGGAATGTCCTCATCCTTCTCATTCGGCCCATGCATCACGCCGGAGGGATTTCCCTGGGGCTGGTTCGCATAGTCTGAAAAGCTGGTCTGCTCCATGGGCGGAGGCGTCGGCTGGCCGAAGCGTGAGAAATTTCCCCGGTCCTGCTGCTGGTTCTGGCCGCCGCCCTGGCTGGTTCCCTGGCCGCCGTTAGCGTGGGGGCTCCCATCCAGGCAGATGGCCACCATATCCGCCACCACCTGCGTAAAGTACTTCTTTCCCTGGGGGCTCTCATAGCTCGAAGACGAATAACGCCCGCGGACCATTACTCGTGCCCCCTTCTGCAGATTACTGCCGCATGATTCCGCCAGCGGCCCCCACACTTGGACGCTCACCCAGTCCGTGCGTTCCTGGTCCTTCACTTTGTAAGATGAGGCTACGGAGAGGCGGCAGTATGGTTTTCCGCTCTGCGTGTACTTCACGTCCGGGTCACGGCCCAGCCGGCCGCTGATAAAGCACTGGTTATCATTCATCATGGTGAGGTTCCTCCTTCTTTTCAAAATACTCCTTCAGAAATGCCATGTACTGGGCCGCCTTGGCCAAGTCCGTCTCCATCGTTCCCTTCTTTGGGTAGCGGTAGAGATACTTTATGATGTTCCCCATGTAGTAAGCTTCGATGCCGGAGAGCCCGGTCACCATGGTTTCAATCACATCCTTGCACTCCACGCCTTTCCATGTGTAGTGGTCCGGATGGTGAATTTCATCGCTGTAGATAAACTGCTTCATTTCCTTCTCAATCTCCTTTTCTTCTCGGCTGTAGGGAGTACTTGCAGGGACGGCCATAGCCTGAAAAGCTCCTCCCTTTCCTTTGTACCGTTTCACCCTCAAACCTTCTAAGCACATGGAATGCTTCGGCATTTCTTCGTCTTTAAGCTCATGGATAATCGTTTCCATAACTGCCTCCTTCAGATTCTGTGATGTCCGGAAAGCTTGTCTCTGGCCCTGATGTACTCCCGCATCCGCAGATTGGCGCTGGGAGAAATTCCATATTCCAATCTTCCGATAAACTTTTCATAACGGCGTGAGAATTCAAACAAAGTCCTTGCGAAAATTTCCACTTCTTTCTTACTCCGAAGCTTCCAAAATCGTCTTTTCCACATCAGTGCTTTACTTCTCAAGAATCATCTACCTCCTTCCAGAGCCATGCTCCCGGAGAGGGAAGCAATGAAGCCCTGCACTTTGCCATCCTTCAGGAGGGCCCGGTTGTTGTGCTCTTCCTGGCGGCTCTCCTGAAGCATTGAATACATCTTTAAAAACTGGCCGCGCAGCACTCCGGTCTCATCCGCCGGAGCGGAACAGATTTCTTTCCACCCCATCCGGCGCACAACCTCGGCGGCCACAGGGTCACGGATCTGCGGCTTCCCGTAGTAGCCGGTCCGTGAAATCTCACGGACCACCTCGCCCCATCCGCGGCCTGCATCCGGCGGCTCTTTGCCCTGGGCGGCTTTGTAGAGCGCCGCCGCACGGCTCCGGATTTCCGCCACCGTTGGCAGGAAGGCCGATTCCTTGATGAGGGCTTCGATGGCCTTCACAAGGATGGGCTCCGGGATGTCCTTTGTCATGAGAATGTATAACTTGGCCTGCTGGTCGGTAAACTTTGGCCATGCCGCTTTAAGCATCCCAATCGCCACTGTCTGGGGGGAGGGAATTCTTGAATTGTTCGAGTCCATCTAAAAAATCCTCCATGTTCTGACTACTCTGCGGAGCGGCCCGCGGGGCCTGCGCCTCTTTTAAAGCGTAGAACCCCTGCCACCCGCGTTTAATGCTCTGCAACACGATGGGAACCATCAGCCGCTCATCGCCGCCGGAAAGCTTCTGCAGGTCTTTGAGGTTGAGCTCTGCCGCCTTTTCGGTGAGGGGCTTCTTCATCTTCTTCCTCATGTCATGCCATTCCTTGAGGGCGCTGAGCAGTTCCTGGTTGGTTCCGGAAAACTTCACGAAGAGGGAGGCCACCCCGCCCTTTCCCCCTTTGGGGGGTAGGGGGGTATTATATTCTTCCCTTCTTACATTCTTACTATTCTTACTTTCTTTTTTATTGGTGGGGTCTGCTTGGGGTCTGCTTGGGGTCTGCTTGGGGTCTGCTTGGGGTCTGCTTGGGGTCTCTACATGGGTCTGCTCTCCATCGTAGAGCTGATATTTCCCCCAATTTACGATGGAAATGAGCACTCCACGGTGGGTCCGGCGGAGGGTCCAAAAACCCATTTTTTCGAATCTAACAAGCGCTTTACGCACAACATCTCGGGTTACTCCCTCACCAGCCCTGTCCGCTAAGTCCCGTGAGCTGATGAACACACCACCTGGAGGGATGGTGAATTTTCGGCCCAGCACGTCCCACTGTTTTGGGGCCCAGGCAGCCAGGAACAAAACTGTGAGAAGCACCTTCACCTGTGCCGGGGTCGAGTTGACGAACACCGGGTCATCAACCATTTTTCGGTAAAGTTTTATCCAGTTTCCTTCTGCCATGTCCGCGGCTCCTTAGTCCTTGGGAAATGAACGGAAGGGGATGACCTCTGCATGATGCGTACTGCCATCCGCTCCCACCTTACCAACTCCATAGAAATTGATGAGCTCTACAGAGAGGTCAAGGAGGAAAATCTTCCAAAAGCGGTAAAGCACTGAGCCCTTTTTCGCATACCTTTCCATGCAGTAATCCATAAACCACCCGGCAAGAGTAAGCGCATCCTTGCCGGTGGCACAATTCGCCTGATAACTTGCAGTACCTTCCCCGTTCGCAGAAGGAGAACAGATGACGAGTACATTCTTGAACCCTTTGCCCTTCAGGTAGTCGCAGGCCGCCTCCATGTAAAGCCTTTTGTCACCCGTCATTTGTTTTCCTCCTTCTGTTCGCTCTTCGGCGCCTCTTCCGGAGCGGCCTCCGGATCGTTGTCGATGGTGGTGTACATTTCGTTAGGCTCATCGGCCATGTTTTCAGAGAGTGTAGACTTCACGGTTTCATCTGTGGAAACCGCTTTTACGAACTCCGTTTTCAGTGGTGCGTATTTCAGGACCTTCTTCAAAACGGTCTTTTTAGCCATTTCGTCAAAGTCAGTCTGCCAGGGGCCGTTCCGGTAAGCCTTGGATTTTTTCATAGCAAACTTTTCTACATCTTCACGGCTCATGACCTCAAACCCTACGCCGCCATTCTTCAGTTTAAGCACGGCATAATACCATACAACCGGGCCACGGTCTGCCTTGGCGGGGACATGACGGAGCTTGGGCTCCAGGCCCAGCTCGTATTCGAATTTATCGTTTTCATGCACCTCATGGGCCTGGATACTGGAGACCTCGCCGCTTCTGTAGGCTAAATCAATCAACCCTTTATAACCGAGCTGGAACTGGCACACATTTCCGTAAGGGATGAGATATGCCTGTCCCAGTGGCGTGTTAGGTTCCACTCCCAGCTGGGCGGCCTGCATCATGGCGCCAAGGAAACTCTGGGGAGTGCAGGTCTGCAGCTTCGGCGTAGAAGAAAGCGCCGTCAGAACCATGCGCGTAAAGCGCTCCGGAGTGATAACGGAAGGAAGCGCCTTCCGGATCTGCGGCTCCATGGCCTGGATCAGCCCCTGCATTGAAGTCCTAGCGTTCCCTCCCTGCTGCATGCTTGCCTTTCTTTCTGTAAGTCCTGTAAGTCCGCCTTTCGTGTTCATAGTATCTTTCTCCTTTCTCAACATTCCGGTAAGATGCCCAGATGAGGGCGTCACCGGATTTAATCAAAATGGATTTATCAAAATAACCATGTAATATGTCTGCCACCGTGCCGTTGATTCCCCGGGCGTCCCAGTGAACCGGGGCGCCCACCTGGAGGCGGTTGAAATCGTCCTCAGTCATTGGCTTTGATTGAGAAGCGGCGGGAAGGCTTGCCGGTGGTGATGTAGCCTTTATCCTGGAGGAGCTTGTAGATGTCGGGAGCCTGCTTCTTAACCTTGGCCAGAGGCACCGATGCGCGGCCGGAGGTTGATTTCCAAATTACACGGAAGCGGTCGGTTGAGCCTTCTTCGGCATCGCCCAGGAGCTCCTTGAGCTTGTTTTCTTTGAGTGAAATCTGATTCTTGAGCGAATCCAGGATGGCCTTATCAGCCTCGAGAGACTCAATAACCCTTTCAGCCTCAGAGGGGAGCAGGATTGATTCTCCGCCGCCTTTAAAGCGCTCAGAAAGCGCCGCCGCGCAGCTGGCGGAGCCGTCCACCGGCGGCGGGGTATTCGTTTCTACCAGATGCCAGAAATCAGCCTCCGCCTGGATAAGAGCCTTGATGTCTTCTTCATTGCGCTCCACTGTCTTGTAAAGTGCCTCATTGCCGCCGATGAGTACTGCGATGTACCACCGGTCGGCGCCGGTTACTGCCAGATAATGAAGGCACTGGCAATAATAAGCGTCCGGGATTTCGTCGCCTTTCCATTTCTTCGCCTGAGAGACGCCGGCGGTCTTGATTTCAAGGCCCGATTCTTCGCCCATCACCGCCCGGTCTACATTGGCGATCATGAACGGATGGGCCCGGCTCCGGAGCGTCCCCAGCTTCCTCACCTTCTTGCCGGTGGTTTCCATGAACCAGTCGGCAATGTTTGCTTCGTTCTTGTGTCCCCAGTAAATGTACTGGTTGCCCGACAGGTCCGGGGCCTCTGCCTGGCCAGTCTTTTCCATCCAGAGCTGGTATGTGCTCTTGTATGGGTTGAGTCCAACAATGACAGAGGCGTCACTGCCTCCGATGCCCCCATTGCGGGTGGCTAACCACTTTTCGTGGTCCGTCTCTGCCTCATGGCAGGATAAAATCAAATCACAGCCTCTGTATGCCATATTCTTTCCTCCTGTGGTAAAATGAGGGCGGATGATAAAATGAATGAACGCATCCACCCCTTTGGCCTCTGACGTCTAGCACACGTCAGAGGCCTTTTCTTTTTGCTTCTTTGATGGGGCAGTCTCTCGGCGTGGTGGCCGGAATTTTCCCGTCTTCCCTCATCCGGGTGTGCATGGCCTGGCATATGTACACCCGGTGCCCGTTTTCGACGCCCTCCATACGGTGGCAAAGCAGGCAATTCCGGCAGCGGAGGAGCTTCATTTCCGGGAGCTTGGGGCAAAGCCCAAGGCCCCCATCATCAAAAGCGAGACGCTGGCGCTTGCCAGCCATGGGGCAGATGCTTTCAAACCGGCATTTTTCGCAGTCCGTAGATGTTTTCATGCTTTCCTCCTTACAAATAAATATGTATGGTGTTCTTAAACGTGAAGCGCAGGACTCCGTTTTCGTCAAATGCAACGTGGTACTCATCGTCGCCAGAATCTATCGAAGGGCGGTCTATTCTCCCAACGTCGTAATCACCATATTTTCTTAGAACAGAACGGGGAATACGGCCGGCTTTCCCGTCGAAAGCCTTAAGGATGCCGCCATAGGCATCAACTTCCGTAACGATAATTTCGATTCGCATCTGCGGATCCATTACATCAAGAAGGTCATGGAGTTTCATACTTTTTCACCTCCTTTCACAGGTTTGACCCTGATAATAACCAGGGTTCCAGGCTGCAGCGCCCCGGGGTCGGCAATCCGATTCTCCTTCATGGTCCGGTACACCAGCTCTTCCATGCAGTCCTCATCACTGGCCACCTTCGCGCAGAGACTCCAGATGGTATCCCCCTGCTCTGCCTCCGTGCGGTACTCAATGAGCTCGGCCGGAGGCTCATAGGCCCAGGCACCGGCAGCGATGGCCGCAGGAATGGCCAGCATGGCCATGATTTTCTTCCATTTAATCCTCATCGGTCTTATCCTCCTTGCTGGGGTCGTAATCGAAGTACTCGCCATGGAGAGCGGCCTTCGTGATGTCATACGCCATTTCCAAAGGGCTGTCGCACTCCACATTAGCCATCTGAGCGGTGCCGTCTCCGTGTGCAATGATTACGTTGTCCCCGTGGTCGATGAGGGTGAGGGCATCATTGAACATGGCAACGCGGAGGGTATACTCTAGGTTTCTCAGAAGTGCGAAGCGAGCTGCGCATCTCACTGCGTTACGGCTGATTCCAATATTTTCTTTCATGCTATTCCTCCCCCCTGGCGCCGCGCTTCCTCCGCAATTGTGCGAAGGGCTCCGCGGAGCCTTTCAATTTCGGCGTCCTTCTGGCGGATGGCTTCTTCCAGCCTCCGGACGGATGCTACAGTGCAGGTTTCCGCTCCTTCCCGAAGGATGGCGTACACCTCGCTCCGACTGTAGCGGATCCCTGGAACCTTCAACCTCTTCAAAATTCCATCCTGCTCCATTTTTCTGACAGAATCAGAAGAAATCCCGAAGAGGTTTGCCACCTCGGCGGTGGAAAATGTTCTGCATGCCATTTCAATCACCTCCCTTAAGCACTAAGAAATTTGTTGATGAAATAGGTCTGACCTCTTCCTGTGACTTTCGGTGTCTTGGTAATGATGTTTGCGCCGCTCCCATTCACATAAGAGCCTTCCTTAATCTCGAACAGTCCCAGCTCCATAGCCATCTGTGTAGGCATGTTGTAATCGGTACCCTGGCGCTTAATGAGATACCCATGCTCGCGAAGCCATGCGAAGAGGCGACGCTGGCCAATTTCTACACCGTTTCCACGGAGGATCTTCGCCAGCTCCCCCACCAGGATAGAGGTGTGGCTTGCAGAGACGGCATCCGCAAAGAGTACTTTCGGCTTTGCGGCCTCTACCTGCTTCTCAGCCTCTAGGCGTTTCGCCTTCTCTTCTTTCAGCTGGGTGGCCAGACGAATCAAGAAGTCCGGTTCTGTGATCGCCTTCTCAAGAGCCTCCTCAGTCATATAGGCTCCATGTCTGCGTATGGCGGGGAGGACCTCATCTGCCAGCACAGCCTGAAACTTCTGTGCCGCCTCATTGCTGGCCTTGAATCCCAGCCGGTACACCATGTTTTCCGGAAGAAAATCATCTTTCCCAACATGTTGGGAAAATCCAAATCCGCGAAGGTATCCATTTACGGTTTCCCATCTGACGTATTCAGCACCACTCTTTTCTTGTGTGAATCCAAGTCCTCTTGCTACATCTTCGGCATTCAGATAGGCCGTGGCAGTCTGGTTGTCCATGTAACAATGAACATTTCGGATATTCAGGATTTCATTCATGTTTCTCTTCTCCTTTCTGACACTAAATGTGCCATTGATTCATAAAAAAAATACACTGCACCGAAAGCTTGTAGTAATTAGCTATACGGATTTTGATTTCATCCCGCGGAATGCGGGAGCCGTTTTCGTACATAGAGAGCGCAGAAACAGAGATATCACAGGCTTTTGCCACATTCTCTCTTGGCGTTTCTCCGCGAAGTTCTCTAAGACGTTGCCCGATTTCCTTCGGCGTCGGCATAACTCTTTCCTCCTTTCTATGGCACGTTTCGTGTCATGTATAAAGCATAGCACTTAACACGTTGCGTGTCAACACGTTCCGTGTTAAAATGTGGGCAGATAATTCAAATTAAGAAACGGAAGGGGAGAAAAATGAAATTCAATGACAGATTAAGAGAACTGAGAAAAGGGAAGGGCCTCACCCAAGACGAATTTTCAAAGCAGTCCGGCCTCACGCGAAGCGCCATCAGCATGTATGAGAGAGGGGAGCGGGAGCCTAACTTTGAAACCCTGGAAAAATTGGCCGATTTCTTCAATGTGGATATGAATTACTTGCTTGGAAAATCAGACAAGACGACCTATATCCCCAAAGGCGCATTTATCCCGAAATGGAAGCGCGTACCCATGATGGGATATGCTGCAGCAGGAAGCCCCTTGGAAGACTTAAACCAGGATACCCCGTATATCAACGTAGAAGGGAAGTATGATGTGGATTTCTGCATCACCGTCCGTGGCGACAGCATGGTGGGCCTTGGCATCAATGACGGAGATATTGTCTTCGTAAAATCCACCCCAACTGTAGATAACGGGCAGGTGGCCGTAGTTGAAATAGACAACGAGAAAATCTGCCTCAAGCGTTTTTATAAATCCGGCGATACCATCACCCTGGTGTCTGCGAACCCGAAGTATGCGCCCATGGTATTTAATCAGTCCAACTGTGAAAATATCCGCATTCTGGGCAGGGCAGTGCTTAAGCAGGGAGAAATAAAGTAATTTTATAGAGAAAGCGCGATTGGAATGGTGAACACTATGAAAAAGATATTACTGGTCCTCATGGCATTCATTCTTTTGACTGTAACCAATGCCGAAGCCGTTGACTATCCTAAGAGCTTGAATAACGATGATAAAAGCATACTCCTATACGCTTATGATGATGCCGGTATTTACCTCGACCGCACCTCGCCCACTTTGCTTATGTGGACCAGTGGGTATGATATTCTTTGGGGGCAAGTGCAAACCGCTGCGAACTATATGACAAAAAACGGGAAAACTGTCATATATGAAAGGCACAGCCCCAAAGTTGTTATGTATTACCACCCCGGGAAATTTTCAAAGTACGGAGAATATAAGATTATCTTTGATTCAGTAGAATATGCCCTCCCACCTTATATAGACTACAAGGTCGCTTATTACTCATTAGACTTAGGGCAGACATGGCGCCCTTTCGATTACAATACAACGGAAGGCCCGGAAGCAGTCTATGCTAGGGGGTATCTAGAGGGTATCGAAGAAATCATTAAATACATATCACAGAATTATAATATTTGAACTCTCATCCGAAGCCTTGAAAAGGCATGATTAGTTTCTACCAATAGAAAAACACCGCCTGATGGACTAGATCAGGCGGTGCCGTACCGCTCCCCTATCGACGTAAGGAGCGTCAGTAATCCGCGCTTTTAATGTTTTGGCACAACATGTGGGCTGATTACCAACTTAATTATACTCTAAAATCAGCCCACTTTCAGCAGAAAGGAGCTGATTTTTTTGGAATACAGATTTTCCACGAGAGAAAAGAACGGGAGTATATGCCTCATCCTCTCTTACAAAGTCAACCGGAAATGGCGTCAGAAATCAAGGCAGGGGTTCAAAACGAAGAAAGAAGCCCGTGCCGCCCAGGATGATTTACTAGACGCCGCCCGGAAGGACGCCGAAAGCGGATCCTCTCCGGAGCTCGCCGGCATCACCCTGAGAGACTTCACCGAAAAAATTTTTCTTCGAGACAAGAAAAACTCTATCGAATACGGGACCGCCGTCTTATACCGCCAGTCCATCGACCGCGTGCCATCAATCGCAGATAAACCGCTCCATGACATTACGGAAGGGGAAGTCATCAACGCCTACAACATGCTCGCTGGGAAGCTGGAAATAAGCACCAGAAATCAAACCCTGGCTAAAGTAAAAACAATTTTCTCTTACGCCGTACGCACTTACCATATCCGACCCGATAACCCGGTTCTTTCCGTGGCCATAGAGAAGGACAAGCGGGAAAAGAAAATAAAAGCATTTACGAAAGAGGAAGCCAACCGGCTGGTGGAATCTATCGAAAATCCGACGCTCCGCCTTGCCGTGCTCATTTCCTTAAATACGGGGATGCGTTTTGCCGAAGTTGCAGGCCTTACCTGGTCCGACATCGATTTCTTCAAAAGGACCATCACCGTCAATAAACAATGGGGAACCAGGAAAGACGGAAGCAAAGGATTCAAGCCGCCCAAAAGCCGTAACGGCTACCGTACATTACACCTTACCGCCCGGCTGGCTGCCGCACTGCAGAAGTGGAATCAGAGCAGTCCACGTTCTATCGACGGGAGGATTCTCCCGGAGCTCGAGCGGAAAAAGCACTCCCTAAATCGGGCGATTTCAAAATTCAAGCCAGGCATGCACATGCATTCCCTCCGTCACACCTTCGCCACCCTCCTACTGTCAGAAACGCAGGACATCAACTTGGTGGCTTCCGTCCTTGGAGATACCCCGGCGACGGTCTACAACACTTACATCCATTACACACAGGACATCAGAAAGAAAGCGAACGATTACATTGATGCCATCTTTGGAAGCTGAAATTTTTGCCGTCTGTTTGCCGTTTTGAAAAAATATTCGATAAATACGGGAAAAATCGTGGATTGGCACTGTTATAGCATA